ACTATAGATGTTATGTTTGCTATAGACTGCACTGCCGTGGCAATATCTACTTGACCAAATACTTCCCAACCCGCTGGGTGTACTGATGCTATTAATCTATCTCGCCATGTATTAATAGAGGAAGAGGTTCTTACAACATAAGAATAATCTTGATAATAATAACTGTCTTGAATCTTCTTAGTGTCATCACTTATAAATCCATCTTGATTTAAAAACTTACCAGAAGTTTCTCCTAATGTTCCGTGACTAGCTTTAAGAGCTGCGAGTGTATATGAATTTATTACAGCCGTTTCACCAGATCCAGCTCCTGTAATAGTCTCACCTGACTTCTCCTCACCCCCTACAAATGTACCTACTATACTGGAAAGCTTTATAATGTTTCTAGTAGCATCAGTGTCTCTATAGATACCTGTTGCACCTGACGTTCCACCTGTTACTGTTTCTCCTATAGTAAAGGTTCCAGAAATATCTGTACACAAGAAATTAGTATAAGCATCAATAGTGGTAGTATCTGTATAATGAACACCAGCATCTACAATTTTAACATCTCTAATCTTACCTACATCAGTACCCTTTGCATATACTGTACCACCGGTTCTAGAACCTGTTGTTGGTAGTGTTAGTAATGGAGTTGTTATATAACCATATCCTTCAGCTATTACTTGGACATCAGTAATGTCACCTGTGCCACCACCAGCTTGTTGCACAATCTTGTTTCCTATAGCTCCATCAGAATATACAGTACGTGGTTGTAATACAATATGATCTTGTGCAATCATTTCTGGAACATAAGTTTCTGATATAATATGATCCCTTGTAGACCAATTAGATGCTGTCTTTGAAGCCTCGGTTATTATAGAATCAAATCCCCTATCATCTTCAGCTAGTAAATTGAAACCATCTTCAAGTATTATATCTGAGGCAGCTGGTGGCCAGGGTGTTGATGTTGGACTCTGATCATATATGGTACCCCATTCTTGACCTATCCTTTCATTGTAAATTACACCTTCATCACTATAATCTAAATTTTCTAATTGTATTACTCCAAATTCTCCACCAATATTAACTTCACCTACAAGATTCCCAGCTTCTGGAGCAATACCCCCATCTACTATAGTTACTTTTCCTTCTAGCGCAGCTCCATTTGTATTTGCATTATTAACCGTGATAATATCACCAGCTTCATAACCAGAACCTCCATCATCTACAATCATTTCTGTAATCGTACCTGATGTTAATGAATCTATACTAACAGCAGCGTCACTACCATTTGCCCCACTTACTGTAAGTGGATCAGTTAAAGCATAATACTGACTTGATTCAGAATTAGTTAAATCGTATGAAGTTAAAATACTAGCTAACTTACCTGTAAGCGTAACATCAGCATCATCGTTAGCTGTTGCTGTAATTGTATGTCCTGTTGCAAAGGTTCCTACTACGCTATCAGTGCTTATAATTAATTCATATACTTTTTCACCACTGAAAGTATAAGCAACCACATTGTCTATAAGTGCTGTAGCTACACCAATAACAGAATATCCCAAACCATAATAAGCACCACCTGATAAAATACTTGTATCAGTAACAGCTGCTTGAGTTATCTCTTGTCCTATTAGTTTTAAGAGATCCGAAGTGCCTGTAACAGAATCTTGAAGCTTTATCTGACCACCATCTTCATTTAGAATAAAAATATCACCTGATGTAGCAGAGGCATCTTCCATCAATATAGTATCATCTGGTAATGTTACTCGGAGAATTTGATCCTCTATCCAAGTTCCAGCTGATACCCGAAGCATATCCTTAGTTGGATAATAAAGTATAGGTTCTTCATTAAGAAGTATTCTAAAAAATAATTCGTGGCCCTTTTTAGTTCCTTTCGATCTATAAAGATCCTTAATATTTTTTAGAAGATTTCTTTCATTTACACCAGCCGTTAAATCTTTTGGAATCGTTCTAAGGAACGCTTCTTTAAACTCATTAAAAAATTGATCTATGGTTTCATCAACATCTGCATACTGCATAAGTTGCTGAATATTTTGCACAGGGTTAGCTGTATAGTCAGAAATTACTCCTGTGGCATTTGACGTACCACCTGTAACAGTTTCTCCTATAAGAAAATCATTCTGGGAAGATATAAAGAGTCTTGAATTGTCATTAATATCTTCAGTACGAATTACTGCCGTCGCTCCGGAGGTATCTCCAGTTATAGTTTCAGCATTTACAAAAGCTCCAGTGGTCGTATCTTCCAAAAGAATAGTATCTTGTTGGTCTGGACGATATCTATTAGTATCTTCTAAGATTACATAATTAGTAGCACTCGCATCTACAGGTTGAGCTTCTAACAAAATAGAATCAATCGAACCTAAAGTCGTAAGCACTAATTCAGCAGACTCCATAAATTCATAATACGCCTTCATAAAGGCTACGAAATTTGGATTCTCCGATCTTACAAACTCAGGAAGTTGCTGATCTATTTGAATAGAAACTTTATTTTTTAGTGTAGACATTATTTTTTAATAAGTAGGACTTGTGGAATAATTCACACCAGCATCTCCAGCTCCAGCTGCTATTGTATCTGCAGCTCCCGCCACTGTAAGATTAGTTAAATCTATTTGTAATACTTGATTCCGAACTGGAACAACATCATTAGAAGCTGGCTGGACTGTTAATCTAATAGAAGTACTATCTGCACCATCTACATTTCCAACACTATCAAAATTCATTTTCGTTAATATAATCTCTCCTGTATCATAATTAATAGTACCTACAGAAGCTGCTTCATATACTTTTGATGCACCTGAAATATAATATGCATTAACTAAACCCGCTCCGTCATCTTCTAGATAATAAGTGTTACCACCATCTGTTAGAGTAAAACTAGTAGATGATAAAATACCACCAGCTGTAGTTCCTGTTGTTCTCGCCAAGTGTCCAGAATGTGGATTATAAAGAGCATTTGAAAATGTAATAGTATATTTTAAAGCAGTTCCTAAAGTTGGTTTGAAGGTCTTGCTTATTTTAATATTTGTAATGTTAGATAATATCGCAGGATCTACTTCATCAATCAAAGTTACAAAAGGTGAATATCTAAAAACTGTATCAAATACTTCTAAATTATTAGAACTAAAATTTGTAATAGCTGTTGTAATAAGTGATGCCAATGCTTCTACAGTTTTAGTTGTTGCATTAGCATTATACTTAAAGGCCACTGTCGGAATAATCTTCGTTGTTTCCAAATCTAAAATTTCTGGAGTAACACTCACTACATTATAATCTTGCAATAAATTAACGATAGAAGCTTTTGTTGAAGTTGTTAGTACCGAACCAGTCTTAGGTAAAATACTAATATAAACTTTACCATAAACAGCCGGATTTGCATATTCACCTCCCCACACAGCCAATGCTTTTACATTAGAATATAATTGAGGTACTATAGCTTTATAATCTGCAGCAGTTACGGTTCTATTTTGAGCCGAATAACTAAACGGTGCATTATATTTAATTGTCTCAATTCCCTCAGGGACCGCTCCGCCTGCAGCTGCAGTATTAGTTACTACAGTAATATCACCAAACCCACTTATATTAGTTGCTGAAGTAAATGCTGTGGCTCCATTAGCATCAATTTCATTGGTTACTACATAAGACAAGATAACTATATTACCATCAATCAAAGCAGACCCAACAACACCGTCACCAAAATAAACTTGCCATTCTCCATCTAAAGTTTCTTGAATAAAATAAGCATTAGTCGTGCTCTTTACTTCTACCAAGTTATTAGCTTTAGTAAATGTTGTTGATGTAGTATCTGCCGCACTAGTTTGCACTGATACAGATAGTGTAGAAATATCTACATTACTATTTGGTATAATAAACAATTGATCAGAGTTAGATGTATCTACAGTAAATTTAGTTGTAACCCATGATCCTTCATAAATTGGAATATTAGAATAGATATAAACACCGGCAGTGGGTTGTAATGTCCGTGCTGTTGTATTAACAAACTGATACGATGTTCCAGCTATTGTTGTATCAAAAGCATGACCAGCTACCATAGTAATTGATGCTGTATTTGCATTATTTACTGTCACATCTACATAGGCTATAGGAGCTTTAGATGAACCTGGAGTATATCCAAGAGCTTTCGCATGAGAGGCTACGCTATCTCTTTTAACTGCCGTATCAAGGAACATTTCATTAGCAGTCATATTAGCCATAAAGGCATTATAGTGTGTGTTGTAGGCCAAGGTATCAAGCAATATTGACATACTAGAACCTTCAAAATCATAATCAGTAAATGTTGTCTGTCCTTTTAGATAAGTTTTCAAATTAGCTTTGATGGTATCAAAATCTAATTGAGTAATTTCCATCTTACCTTTTGTATTAACGCCTGCCATTTTAACGTACCCTCTCTAACATTACATCTACCTGTTGTACCGTATTTGGTGCATTGTGTAATGCAAAATTTATTTGTATATTTAATTTATTATTATCTTGACTAAAACCAGAAGGATCATTTACATCTATAGATAACACTCTTACTCTAGGCTCATAATTACTTAAAATATTTTTAATCTTATCTCGGATATCCGAAACCGTTACTGGACCAAAAGGCTGAAATAAAGAATTGCGCACTCCCGAAGCTATTTCTGGATGAAAAGGTCTATCCCATTTATTTGTCATTACTAGATTACGGACTGCTCGTTTAATATCTTGCACGTCCGTAAGTGTAGTAACATCGGCTGTTACTGGATTGGGTGTAAAGAATAAACTGAAATCTTTATATAAGAAAGTTGTTCTTGAGCTTTCATTAACTGATTCGGCGTCAGTAAAGCCTGTGTTATATGTTTTAGCCATTGTTACTATTTATGTTATTTACCCTGACCTCTGTACCTTTTCCAACTCCGTCTTTTGTTTTTATTTTTCGGACGAGACCTTACAGAATCTCCTATTGATGTTCTCTTTTTTACAGGATCTCGCCATGTATTAATTAACCCCTTTGCCTTCTTCATGTTCTCTGATAATTCTTTTTCATCTTTCCTGTTTTCTTGGTTGTCTTATTATTGTGGTGATGGTGGTGATGATGCTCTTGCAACATCTGTTTATTCGCCATAAAATTATACGGCCAAAACATTCCCATCAAACCCCACACGATTGCCAATAGTGAAACTGCAATCCACGGATCTATTCCGTTTAATCCCGCTAAACCAAATACTACTAGAGTGATTCCA